ATTCCAAGGGCTTTCTCCTCTAGGTCACGGGTACGTTTCTCAGGTGTATCAACACCAGCAACTCTTACTCTTTCCTTTTTATAAAGATCAAATCCAAGATCAATAGTGACATCAATCGTGTCTCCATCGACAACTCTATTAATCTCAACTACTCGGAAGTTGTAACACGACTTCCTGCTCGGTGGAATCATAGCGCCCATAATCGATCTCCTTTGAATCTACTGCTTCAACTAGTCCAACAATAGTTATAAGGGCAGTGATGATGGCACCTGCACCCCACACCCATCTTTCAAGTTTACGAACACGATCACGAAGTTCCTCTGCCATCTTCTCAGCGTCTTCAATCCTGTGTGTCAGCAGTGCTATCAGTTGATCCTGATCCGCGTCCTTCTGGTTGATTTGATCCACCATCGTTCAATTCATCAAAAGCTATACGCATTATATAGACGATATAATAAGTTACACCCAACAAAAGTATTATAATAGAGATAATTACACTCCAAGTTGGGTCACTTATATCATGTAAAGGTCTCAAAAATAAGTTCATTAGCAATCATTAAATACGGACCCAACTTCAGACCCAAGTGCTTCTCCTGCAGATTGACCTAGAAGACTAACCCATCCCGCTGCCAACCATCCAACATAAGGAATGTTCATGACTGCAGGAGCAAGAAGACCTGTGCTAATTGCGGTTCCTGCCATCGCACCTTGAGATCGTGCGCCAGCGTCCGCCACGATACACTCTACGTCTTTTGCAGACTTTCCCTCTGCTAGCGTTCCAGCACCTCCCATATTACGGGTGCCTTCCATCGTGTATTGATCATGACGATATTCACTTCTCTTTTCAGATCCACCACCAAAAAAACCTCTCTTGTCTTTGTCAAGATTAAGGGATCTTGATGACTCTAATACTTTAGGATCATTTGCTTTATATTCTATCGTATACCCTTCCTTACCTGCAGTAATCGAGTAAGAAGTATACGGACCATGTGGGATGTTAATAGTAGGGACCTGAACAACAGGTTCGGGTTCGGGTTCGGGTGGTCGTTCAGTTAAATGCCCTAAGACACCGATGTGTGCAACAGCAACAACACCACCAATACTAATAGCAGCCCATTTGATACGTGACATGATTACCTCTTAGGTTCAATAGCAGGTGCAACAGGAGGTTCTTCTTTCTTTGCTGGTTTTGAATTTCCGTTTCCATTACCACCCGACTTAGCAGGACTGAGACCGAAGGCAGCTAAAGATCCAGAGAACACCGAAGCAATAAATGTGGGATCGAAATCTAAAATCTTTTGACCGTTAGGAAGTCTAACGTAACTAAATGTGAGAAGAGAGGCAGACCAAATAAGTACTACGACTTTCACTAAATTACCAAGAACTTCACTTTTATCTTCACCATGGTCTTCCTTCTCTACTTTGGGCTTGATATCTGCCATTAGTAGAGTGGCAAGGCAACTCTATTTAGAAAGGTATCCGTTTTCAACCAACCATTCACGGGTCATAGGTGTGGGTTCATAGTCATTCCACATCGTACCATCAGCACAAGACTGCAGTGCTTTCATTGTCATTCCCTCAGTCTTACCTGCCCAGGTTGCTTCTTTCTCCCAGGGTATAGCAGCAGGTTGGAATGCATATGTTCTCCGTGCCATCTCCTGCCAGATCATAGGGACATCTTCCTCATTCATGATAATAGCAATCATGTTGTTCTCAATCGTTCCTGCCATGCAGTCCTGAGCAGCGTGCCATCCTTCATGACGCATCACACTCATGAGCACATGAGGACGCTTCATGAAAGTTTTATTGAGGAAGAAGTTATTGCCTACAGTATGATAAACTCCACGATGTCCGACAGGAAAATATTTTTCTTCTGCTAAAAACACGTTAACTCCGACCTGGTTAAGGGAGACAAGCATAGAGTTGAACTCGTTAGCAATAGAATAAAAATCATCAGTATTGGGATACTCACTAGAAATATCCAGAAGACTAAAGACTTGTTTGACTCCATCGGTACACTCTCTAAGTAACATGCACCCCATAGAATGATTACTATAGTATTCATCCTGTTTGATCGGGTCAGCAAGCACAGGAGCAGCAATTGATGCTGCTGCCAGCAAACTCATAATAATTTTTTTCATCAGAAGGGAATAGCAGGACCAGTAGTAGAGGGAACAGCAGGAATAGCACCACCAGTGGCACTAGGAAGTTCAGGCATAGAAGCGTCTAACATACCAGGAAGTGCTTCTGCGATTGCCTCTGTTGCTGCCGTGATAATTTTTTCTTTCATACCTCCGATGATAGGATCTTTCTGTGTATACAGATAATATCCACCACCAATAATACCAGCAGTTCCCACAAATGATAGAACTGCCAAAACGTTAATTACTTTTTGCATAATAAGCCTCGTAATACTTTACAATACCCGCAGTGTGCATGTTACCCTGAGATACCCAGTCTTGAGCACACTCATAGATTGATTGACTGGAGTATTTAGGACGTGCTCCCTCCATTTGACCACCAAACTTAGAGAGTAAAACTTTGAGTGCTTGCTCTCTAACCTTCATTTTCTGATCACTGTAGCGCCAATCATCGATGGACATTTTCTGAACCGCCTTGAAAGTTTTCGGATCCACCAATGGGATCAAGTTGAACAGTTGTGGCACCACTCTTGGTTGCCATTTCATACATTACCTGATGAATGTCCTCAGGTTCAATAGAATAAGTTTCTTGGTGCTGCTGCTGTTTAATGTGAGTTTCTTGCTCCATATGATCTTGATTGGCATCAGAGACAGGAGCAGGACCGAACCACTCATCATCTTTAAGGACTCTAGGGGCAGGGACACCAACATACGATCCATACCCTTGGGTAAAATGTCCAGGACCACACTCTTGAACAGGTGCTTCTAGTTTGTCACAATCAATAATATTCTCGTCAATAGCACATTCAACCTTGTCAGATTTGGGTCCTAGAATGTCCTTGAGAGCGTCTGTAAGAGTCTTAATCATACCAACACCAGTTTCTTTGAGTAGTTATAAGAGTAAATTTCTCGATTGCCCTTGATACCCCATCCTAACCAGTAGTAGGCTGGAACCATATACTGTCGGACAGTTTGTCCACCGCCCTCAAACATAGGAAGATACTTCTGGAAGATGTCTTCGTTAATCATGTAACGAGTTTGACCTTCTAAGCTACTGGGGTCACAATTATACTTCTGACAGAAAAGACCTAACCCCAGATAACGATTCTCAGTGGTCCACTGAATAAGTCCGTACCCACCCCGATGACAATCAGAGTAAGGAACTCTAGCCCCTCCCTCGCAAATGTTGGAATGGAACTTACTTTCCTGTTTAATATTTCCCAGTATCGTTGCCAGAGCATTTTTATCCGCGATTTTAGTTTTGTCTTGAAGTTGTTTAAGGACATATTGTTCTTCGGGTGTGCAGTCAATACACTTCCAAGTAGGAACATATGGTTCCACAGGAATGGGTTCCACAGGAATGCTTACAACATCATTCACTTCAGTCTCAACTTCTACAGCACTGGTGGCACATGAAGCACCGATAAGTGCTACGGAAACGAAGGCAGCGATCCGTCCAAACATTAAAAAGGGGGTTGCGAGTACCCCCGAATTGTAGGTTATTCAGTTGTATTTGTCAAGCAGCTGGAGGTGTATATACAGGTTGCATTAGTCCTCCACCTGGTCCATTGTCATCATCATCAACATTTCCATCAGTCAATAGGGCAGCAAAGATAAACCCTCCTATCATGGAAGCTGCTATGAGTAATAAGTCGTTCACCATACACCTGGAATGATTTGTCCAGTTACAGCATAGGAACCCAATGCTGCAATAATGCCGAGCATTGCTGCCCATCCATTCAATCTTTCATTCTTTTCGTTAAATCCCATTGTTTTTCTCCTGTTGTGTTTTGTTTTTAATAGTGATTCTGCCTTTACCTCTCAGGTATTCGATCTGAAACTCTAGTTCATCATCGTGCCCCCAACAGAGTTCTTCATATAGGGCATTTAGTTTCTCCATGTCTTCATAGAGAGCATTTGGATTGGACATATTAAAGATCTGTCTAACTTATATATTACCCTGAAGTTCAAGGTAAAATTTAGTTTGATCTCCTGGAGTGTTCTCGTAAATGGAGGAATCTCCATATGTTTTGTGATCTTTGTATCCTACCATTCTACCCTTCGTGTTCTGAAGGGCAGGCATGAATACAATAATAAAGAAGATTGCTGGTGCTCCAACAAAAAGCAAACTTGCAATCACATAATAAGTTAATAGTTCAGTCATCAGAATCCGAAAATGCCAAAGAAAAATACACTGCCACTAGTAGCATAAGAGATAATAGCAGCAACAAATCCAAGCATAGCAGTGCGTCCATTTAACTTCTCTGCTCTCTCAGCATAGGTTTCATAACCATAACGCTCTGCGTCACTCTTGGAAATGTACATCTGTGGTTCACGGGCGAACAAATTTTGGCGTCCACCATCCTCTGTTGTTACAGTCATTTACTTGTTGTTGTAAATCTTTACATATTATATAGTAAAAAAAGAGACCTGTCAAGGTCTCTTTTTATATTCACCACTCGTCAGCAAATTCTATGTTCTCTTGGTGTTCTGCATTTTGCTTACAATAACCATGAACATCTTGCTCCATCTTAAGATGAGCAGCAGTATGAATACCCTCAATGAGAATGAGAACCCCAAGCAGAGCAGCAGGGACTAACCATAGTTGTGAAGAACAGCAGGCAATACACCACCGCTTCCACTTGGGATCACAGTTCATCAGAGACTCTCAACAGCAGCAAGGGACTTCTGGCGGAGATCCTCAGGAAGAGGAACATAACCCAAAGAGTCAGACTTGCTTTGTGCATCTTCACTTAGCATATAACGAAGTGCTGCTTTTACATCGTCAGTCTTGTGACCAGGCTCAGCAAGGATCCAAGTCAGAGAAACGATAGGGAATGCATTAGCACCGGCAGGGTTAGCATCGGTTCCACGCAGTTTGCTATCCAGTTTGATCTGAGACAGACCAGCAGCAGAGGTTTCTGCATTAGCACGGACATAGTTTCCTGCCTTGTTCTGGATTGCTGCCTGTTGGAAGGAACCCTTCACATAACCATAGTTCAGATAACCAATAGCACCAGGAGTGTTCTTAATTACACCAGCAATACCAGAGTTGCCCTTAGCACCAACGGCATTAGAACCAGGCCAACGGACGGACTTACCACGTCCTACACGAATATCCCAGTAAGGAGAGAATGCGGACAGAGAGTTGGTGAAACCAGCAGTGGTTCCAGAACCATCAGAGCGATGAACCCAAGTCATCTTACCTGAACCACATCCAACTTCAGACCAATTTTGAATAGTTCCGTATGCAATCTTAGCAAGTTGAATCTGAGTCAGTTTCAGATCACAACCAGGCTTGTTGTATGCAACTGCGATTGCACCACCAGTCATAGGGATTTGTACCATAGGACGGGAGATACCAGCAAGTTTGCTATCAGAAACTGCTTTATCAGATGCACCAAAGTCAGTAGTGCCTGCCTTATACTGACGGACACCAGCACCAGATCCAACTGCTTGGTAGTTGACTTGGTTGCCAGTCTTATCAGCATAGTCCTTGAACCAACGCTGATAGATTGGAGCGGGGAATGATGCACCAGCACCATTCAGGGATCCTGCGATTGCAGGAGTAGTAGCGGTGAGTGCCAGAGCACCCATTGCGAGAGCAGAGAGTTTCATTTGAATATCCTCTTTTTTGAATTATTGATCAGAACTTGTACTTAGTGCCGACTTCGACTTTCCAGTCACGGGTATCATCTTCATCTTGGAAGATGTTTTCCCACTTACCATAAGCGCCAAACTTTTCGGTAATCTTAACCTTTGTGCCAACTTCCAGAACGGTAAAATTGGTTTGATCACCATCTTCAGGATATGTTACTCCAAAACCACCTTCAATGTAAGGCTTGAGAGCGCCAACTTTGGTATCATAACCAACCCGTGCCTGATGTACAGCCTTGCTGTAATCTTCATCAGTGCCTTTAAATTCGTGCTTGGACTCTACGTAGGGTCCTGCAAGGGCAGGTGTCGCCAGTGCAGATGCTGCCAGTGCGGCAAGTGCGATTGCTTTCATTTGTAATTCCTTTGTAATGTTTACTTGTCTCATTAAAAACGGACTTCCGTATTCTAACAGAAGCCCGTGTATTTAGATTTAAGGATCGGTTAATGTTCGATTCCTAACAATCTATCAGAAGGAGAAGGTTGCTCCGACCTTAGTGCCGTAACCGTTGTCAGCATCATCGATGCCAGTTGCGAAGGAAACTTCACCATAGATGTCAAGACGCTCGGTAGCAGCAACAGAAGCACCAGCTTTACCAGAGAAAACGGTCTCGGTGTCAGCACCATCATTAGCCACGATGCTAGGACCTGCTTGGACGTAATATCCTACGTCACCAGCATCACCAGCGTAGCCAATATGGGCGTCTGTGGTGGTTCCAGAGTAATCCGAACCCGTGAAACCAGAGTTTGCCTCTACGTTAACGTAGGGACCTGCAAAAGCAGCACCAGCGGACATGGACAGAGCAGCAGCTGCTGCGAATACAGATTTGATCATTTTAGAACCTCGTTATTTACTTGCGGAATGGTTACCCGCAGATGAAGGGGAATCGACATCTCCCCGTTGTTACCTTTTGTTATAATAAGACAAAAGGTTAAGTATTTATACTAACAAACCATTAAGATTATGTCAACTTGGTAGGTTTTCTACATTCTGCTGTTGAGAGTGTGTGGTAATCCTACCAAGATAAGGGTCGTAATTCATCCAGTCTCCAATATTAACACTAGCACCTTGCTGTTGCCAATAGTTCGTAAGAGCAGTATGAGGACCCTGATGGAAAACTCCAATGTGTTCTTGATGAATCGTAGAACCAAAGTCTAGATTATACAAAAACAATGGAATTGTGTAAGTCTTCCCTGTTTCCAGAATTACATCTTCGGAGACTGCTCTAGGAACAACTCCATTATCCAGTTTGTATTTGTCACCACGGATATGGTTCTTAAGTATCTTAGCAGCATGGTGTCGAGAAATCAAGTAAGCAGCAGCAGAGAAATCATTAATAAATTTCAAGTGCAACTTAACATGAATGTCACCTGTGGTGATCGTGGTCATCTGAACACAGTCCCAATCATAAGGAAGGTATCCAAAGAACTCACGCCAAGTAAAGTTCCAATACTTCACTGTTGAAAAGTCTACATCATCCTCCAAGATCATGCAATACTCATCATCAGTCTCTTCATAGAAATATTTGATTGCTTTTAGGTGAGACATGCAACATCCTAACTCAGCAGGACTAACGTTATCAGGAACCTTTCCTTTCAGATGTTCGGATGGATCATCTTCCCTCGCATCATATCCAGCAATCCTAGTATGGTTTTCTATGTTCCAATACTTAAACTGCTCCTCCATGTAAAACCTCCGATTCTCATCGGCATCCAGGTTCAACCAATAAATTGCAGGCAGTCCCTCTAGTTTATATGCAGACTTATTCTTGTCCATCTTACTAAATTCGTGTCCATCCATCGGGTGTTACGTCTTTTGTATCGTGGTCTTTAGTATATCCAGTTCCAAACCACTGGAGGGGGGCAATCACTTTCTTATCCTTATTAGCAGAGAGCCATGCTCCCCACCAAGAGAAAGTTGAGTTGGCAATGATATAGTCATTACACAGAGACATTAAGCACAAGTCAATACGATTATCATCGTTCTCAGAGATCATGAAACGTTCGTCAGAAAATAATTCCTGCTCATTGCACCATGCAGGATCATCAGAGAAAACAATCACATTACGATGTGTCTCAAAGTAAGACAGTGCCCTCTTATAATAATCAAGAGTACATGGTGGGTGATTGGCAGAGTTCGTCACATAATCAGTGCGACGAACATGAAGAGCGATCGGATTTTTTACTGACTCAATCATCTCCTTGCAAGGATTTAGAATAGCATCCTTGAAAGTAAAATCTTTGCGAATCTCTTCTTCGATATGCTTGAAGTATTTTTCCGTTTGAAAGTATCCCTGTAGGACCACATTGTCAGGACACTTATCAAATAGCTCCTGATCAAAATGAAACTGCCTCTCAGCAAGAGTAGATGCTTGGTATATACCAGTCTTGACTTTCAAATCAAAAGAGTCAAACAACTCTGTGCGAAGCATATTACCAATACCATCATCCACAAAGTCGGGATGATATGAAATCATACAGTCATAACCATGATGACTTGCAATGCCCTTAAGAGAAGCATACTGAAACATCTGATTGGCAAGTCTGCCCATTCGTCCCAGATTGTTAAATCCAATCATTTGATTTTTGCTTTCTGAGTTTTGAGGTACTCCTGCTGCTGATAATAATCGAAAAGTTCTTGAGTGTCAAACTTTAGGATCATCTCATACAGGTTTTTATTGTTTTCGATATATGGGTTTGTGAACCAGGAATTAGGAGTTCTTTCATGCTCCATGTGATATACATTTCCATCATATCTACCAACCTTATATCCAAGTTTATTGAATCGATGGTATCTCTCATTATCTTCATAACCATAGGCGATAAAGTTTTCATTCTCTAAACCACCTTCAATATACTTTTCAGTAGAATAAAACTGACAGAAACCATACTTAGCATCATATACTCTGGATTTCTCACGCAGAATACTCAGGTCATAATCATTGTTGATAAATCTAGAAACCAGATCATCATCAGTGAAGATCTGATACTGCCAGTTGCCATCGCCATAAGGGTAGACCATATCACACTCACCATCCAGGATCATCTCCTCACACTTCTGGTAAGACTCAAGAGGAAGAAGAATATCACAATCATAATTGACAACCACAGGAGTCTTGGTCATCATCACCATGTCATTGAGAAGTCTAGTTCTATGGAAGAACTGATCATCATTCTTCTCAAAAACGTGAATCAGTCGCTTACACTTCTCTTCACCAACACACTCACGAATCTGAGGAAGTGCAGATGCCTCAAAAGCAGATTCCGAATCTGCCTCTTTGATAATGAGAGTGCAGTCAGTTTTATCAAGGAGATAGATTGAACTGACAACCACATTTCGCAATCGATCAAACGATTCAATTCGTAGTGGCACAATAAAAGTAGTATTACTCAGCATAGTCTCTAGTCTCCTTGTGCTTTTCAGTTACGTATTCTAACTCCTTAGCGTTCATCTGCCAAGATCCATCAGGATGTTCACAGATAATATCTAGCTCCGCGTTAGATGAAATTCTATAATCACCCTCTCTACTACAAACACAAATATCGTCAATAATCTCAGGCATACCGTGGAAGTATCTCATTCTATGATAAAACTCGGTATCCATTAACATCTTACATTCGGGGTCAAAGTATTCAAGACACTCTCTCCTCAATGTCACGATAGAAGGACCACCCATAAAGTTCTGTCCTTCTAAAAGATGCTCAGACCAACGCGGAACCATTGGTCTGTAAAAGTTTTTTCCGTCAGTCGTATGAGAGAATCCAGTCACTACCCACGCACATTCAGTTTCATTAAATCGATCATGAATCTTCTCCAATGCGGTGTCATCAGTGAACAAATCATCCTGAAACATAATTTTAATCAAGTCACCAGAGCAATGCTTCAATGCAATATTGGTGTTTGCAGGACCATTCCCTCTATCATAAAAATTTCTAATGTATGTGACAGGAAAAGTATCAGAATACTTATCACATGTATCAAGAATGCCAAGATCTTGCGAATGATCAGAGACAACAACTTCAACATCTTTGTAGGTTTGGTTGTCAATGGTCTCAAACATTTGAGTTAGAAACTTTGAACCAAGACCCCTCATACCATAAGCAGGGATAGCAATAGAAATCATCGCAATGCTGTCCCCACTCGTTTTGCCATCCTTAAGAAAGTACTCTGTTTGCCCGTGTCAAAAGGATTGGACAAGGAAAGCAGGATAAAGTCTATGACTGCTTCCTTAACGTGCTCTGCACCCCTCTCTACATTGAATACAGAGTGCCTACCATCATCATCGGTGTATGGATGATGCCATTCACCTTCAGGAATATACTTCTCAGTCTTATGAAGCTTCGGATAAGAGAACGCATTAGGCAGTTCATTGAACCTTGCCTCTGTATCAGGATCATCAGAGCATACAAAGAATTTCTGATCAGACGCCTTTGCAACTGTCTGAATCCAATGATCAACATCAAACGATTCAATATTAACAAAGTCAGTCATACGCAGGTGAATACCATAGTAACCCTGTCGCAGTTCATTCTCGTCAAGGAATTTTCCAACCTTTTCAAGAACATCATCGCTGAATCTAAGTTCCCTTATCGTTTTCTTAATCTCTTCCTCAGGAATCCAATCATACAACAATGGAGTGTAATAGAAGACTGGTTTGTCTGATGAGTTTACGAAATTGCGAAATGACTCAACATTCATATTATTAGGTTCCATCCTACCTGGATTTCTAAAGAACTGTAGATAGGATGCGTCACATGAGAGAAGATTATATTGTTCACCAATAACATAATATTCTCTAATGTTTGTATCAGATGCCTCAAGATTATTTTCTTCAGAGAAAAGTTCATAGAACCTTGCTCTACACATATTTGTACTTGGCCAGCTTACCTTAACTGGTAGGTCACACAATCTTGCTAGTGTAATACCACCAATCAGACCACTATATCTGTTGCCAAAACTGCCGTCGCAGCATACATGAAAATGTTTCATCACTCACTCAGATCATCAATGTAGAATGCTTCTCTCTCTCTTTGGAAGTAACCAATAACTCTGTTTCTGTCCTCAAAAATATCAGACCAGTCGTCAATATTCTCTTTGTAGTTCTTCTTTTTCTTAATGTGAACTGTGGTCATTCCCCAAGACTCAGGGCGATGAAGCACAGAGATGTAATCATCTTCATAGGTAAATCCTTCATTACCATACTTCTCAAATAATTCTGTAATTTCAAAGAAGCGACCAACTGCAACCTCAGGGCGATCCCACTGAATACCCTTCTCCTTAACTTCAGGAACCCAGGTAAGGTCATGCATTCCTGCTGGCCAGTTAGTATCGTGGAAGACAATGTATCCATCCTCTTCCATGTGATCCCACCAGTGATAAAGTTCTGATGCAACCTGAGCAGCAACATGAATAGAATCAACGAAAAGAAGTTTTACAGTTCCATATTCTTCAGTGTCCCATGCCTTACCAACACTAGAACTATCTCCCTGAATTATTTTGTAAGTAGGATACTCTCCAAGATCAAACCCAAGACGCCTGAACTGAGTATCAACTCCATAGACTGTATTGTTTCTCTCTACAGAATCATAGGTCATGGTAAGAGATGACACACCATAGTCAACCCCAAGGTCAACAAAGACGTTATTCTCTCCGCACTTATCTACTACTCTTGCAAGTTGATAGAGGTTTGTTCCAAGATTACTGAATTGAAAGTTCTCTTCCGTTGAGAAGTTCCATCCACCATAGTTGCCGGCACGGATGCCTTTTCCAATCGTTACTGTCATGTCAGAATCCAATTTTTTCGTTTTCACAGAAGGGATAATTATTTTCAATCAGATAATTATAAAGAACTGATTTATATTTGGAGTTCTTTAACTCAGGAGTAAGCGAAAGAAACTCTTGTACGACATATTTATCCAGGTACGGGTATCTGGTTTCAAGACCAAAAGACCCTGCAACGTGTTCTTCTTTTGCGATGTATGTTTCTTGTGAGCTGCCATAGAAAGATGCCCAAGGGAAGATAGTTGAGAGATCGTCAGGGAAAAGACCACCAAAGTTGCTATGAGAATACTTCTTGGTCCCACCAAAACCGTAGTCTGAGAACAGTTCATCTGCTCCAGAACCAGAGAGATAGATCTTTCTGTCGTCTCTCTTTGCCATAGTACAGACAGCAACTAAACTTCCTGCACCATGATCATCTTTGATGTCCATACCATATTCATTATAGTCACTAGAACTAGAGTGAATGGTATTCTTGAATGGTTCTACATTATCAATCAAGTACTTGGTAAGTGATTGGCGACCAGGACCATACTCATCAATAGTAAACAATTCATACTCAGATTCATCTCCGATAAGAGCATGTCTACCAGAAAGAACTGGCATATTCTCAGATCCAGTGATACTGTATGCCTTATAAGGAATGCCTTGTCGTCTCAATTCACATGCAATAGAACCACTGTCATATCCACTTGAGAGTCCAATGAAGACCTTCTCGCGAATACCTTTAGTTCTCTTACGGATAGACTCTGCAAACACAGCGTTCCAATCATCAAAGGTAGTCTTGTATTGCCTCAGGTCAAACTTAAACACTGAACCTTGATCCAGAATCTCAAGAGTGTCCATGTCCAGAAGCATCCTAGTGTTTGCTGGAATCTTCTTGACATCAGTAAACCCAAGAGCAAGTAAAGCAGACTCAAAAGTGGCTACACCAATCTTGTCTCCATTGATGGCATACCAAATAGGTTTAGTGGCAAACACATCTGACGATAGGACAATACGTTCGTTCGCATAATCCACAAGACAGATAGCAAATTCACCATCCAACATGTTTGGAAAGAAAAATCCATGCTGTAGATACTTTGGAATGATACATTCACCATCAGAGGTGTAATGCTCCATGGCATTATAGATCTCTCCGTTGTACACACAAGCAATCTGTCTCTCCTCATTGAGGAAAGGTTGTGGAGTGAACTCACCACTGATACTAAGAAGATTGTGAATGAAAGTATAGTCACCAACTTCTACAATGTTAGTGCTATCAGGTCCACGATCCTCCATGTAACGGTTTACATAATCAAGATCCTCTATCTCTTTATTCGTAAATAAAAAACTACACATTATCGTTGATGATCTGACGTAATTACTTGGGGTAAAATCTCATTCAGCATGAGTCCATTTGCTCTACCTGGCATGATTGCAGGAGTAATGCCATGCATATCCAAGGCAAAAGGAAGACTCAGTTGATCCCTAGAAGAAAACTTACAGATCAACTCCCACCATGTTAGCATAAGTGCTTGAATCTCCAAAGTATTTCTTTGGATTCTGCAAGGCAATTCATATAGACCTTTATGCTTTTCAAAGATACGTGACTGATAGAAAACCATTTGATTCTCAACAAACTCAAGGAAGTCAAACCTAACTTGCTTGATAAGTTCTGCCTCCTCATACACACAATCCCTTTCAGGGTGCTTGAAGAGAGCAATGTCACTGTCCTTCAGATATGTTTCTACAATTTCTTTTGGGTCCATCTTGACTGCATGAGTAGCGTCAACCCAAATATAGTAGTCGTATCCAGGGACAAACAGGTGAGGCATGATCTTGTAGATCTTTGCATTCCTTCTGTTCGCATATCTGTTATCAATAGAGAACTTACGCAGTGGCATACGAGTCCACATGGAATCCTCAATCAGTTCCTCTTCTGTAAAGGCAAAGTAATCTGCAGAATCATATTTAACACTAACCTCTGCAGGCAGCGTAGCACCCACAGAGGAAGTCAAGACAGCAATTTTCATAACTCAATCCAGTTTTTATTTTCAGGGACAATATCAGAAGTATCGTGATTGTATGCCTTACCAAACCACATCTTAGGCGAGATCAGTTTGCGAGTTCTATCCTTCTGAAGATAACCACCCCACCAGGATAGCGAACTATTCGCAGTGATGCCACCGTCACACAGAGACATAAGACACAAGTCCACAAAGGGAACCAGGGCACCGTCCTCATGCTTATCAGTTGATTCAGACATGTGGAAACGATCAGCAGAGAAGAACTCTTGCTCCTTACACCAATCAATAGAGTCTGAAAAAACAATCACGGGAGTGTCTTCTGGGAAATGCTCAAGTCCTTTTTCATAATACTCAATCGGTTGGAGTGGATGGTGGTCTTGCAGGTTAGTATAAGCCCACTTAAATCCTCTCTTGTCTGCCAAGTTTGGATCACCACGACGGACATGTAACATTATAGGACGAGTGTCAAATCCACTCATCATCTCCTCACATGGTTTCAGGATTTCATCTTGAAACTGAAGATCATTACGGATGACATCTTCAATGTCTTTGAAATACTTTTCTGTCTGATAGCAACCAAGCAGGTTTACATTATCAGGACAGTTGTTATACAGGTTCTCATCAAAATGAAAATGTGCCTCCTGAACACCTTGCTGGGTATTCAAGAAAGCAACGTTCTCTTCTTTGATTCCATCTAACTTAAAGCATTCATGAACACCATAGTTGTCAATGCTGTCATATGGAGGAGGAAATACAAAATCAAATCCCCTATTTGCTGCGATGCCACGGAGAGAAGCATACTGAAACAGTTGGTTTCCTAGACGACCACTGTTACCAAGTCCGTTAAATCCAATAGTCATAAGTAATTTTTCTTCATTTCATCGTACACTTTTTTGATACCCTTATCAATTGTGGTTTTAGGAACCCACCAATCAAGAATAAAGGTGTCTGCGGTGTTTCTCTTGTCCATCTGAACACTGTCTTTAGCAAGTCCAGGTTTAATATCTACATCATACATACCGTCCATGAAAAAACATCCCTTAATCATAGCAGCAACCTCTTTGATTGTCTCTGTTCTAAATGACGTGATGTGAAGGGGATCTTCTGGTTTGAAGTCAGTGTAAGACTCCATGACAGTCTCCAGTGCCTCACAGCAATCCTCAGCATAGAGGAACTGACGCTCCTCTGTACCATCGGTCATCATCTCAAACTGCTTCTCTTCAAAACCTTTACGGATGAAGTCAGTAATGACATGTGCTTTCTCCATGTCATGTTCAATGCCATATACATTCCAGAACTTAACAGTCAGTCCCTTGAGTGCAGTGGTGTGCAGTTCTCCTACACGTTTCATCACACCGTAAGGAGAGTAAGACATGTTACTCATCTGAGATGATGCAAACACAAATCTCTTACTATATTTGTCTAACAAACGGAAAGTGTTTGCCATCATACGAGCATTGTTATTAATGAACTCAAACGTATGTTGATATTTTTTCAGGTAACGTGAACCACCCACATCAAAAGCAAGAAAGAATACAAAGTCAGCACTCTCAATCGCTTTCTCTACAACAGTGTTAGGTGTCACCCTGAGGTCAAACTCAGGACCATTCACGATATCGATACCCGTGACATCATGACCCTTATTGTTGAGGTATTCAGAAAGATATGCACCAATCTGACCTGCAGATCCTAGGATTGTGATTTTCATTCTTCAGTATTCGCAGCAATTTGTTCAGAAATCCAAGCGTAAGTCTTAGCAATACCCTCCTCCAGGGTCATGCTGTAGTCCCATTGAAGTGCTTCACGAATCAGATCGTTGTTGGAGTTACGTCCACGCACACCCAGAGGACCATCAATATGAATCTTTCTTACATCCTTACCAGCAACCTTAGCGACAGTATCTACCAGTTGATTGATGGTTACCATCTCCTCAGAACCAATGTTCACTGGTCCAAGGAAGTCAGATTCCATCAGACGGCGGGTAGCTTCAATGCATTCATCAATGTAGAGGAATGAACGAGTCTGTTCTCCATCACCCCAGACCTCAATAGCACCACCTTGTTCAGGTAGATATCCTACCTTACGGCACATAGCAGCAGGAGACTTCTCCTTACCACCATTCCAAGTGCTATCAGGTCCATAGATGTTATGAAAGCGAGCAATACGAACAGGGATACCATGGTTGCGGTTGAACGTCAGATACAAACGTTCAGAGAACAGTTTCTCCCAACCGTATTCAGAGTCAGGACCAGCAGGATAAGCATCACTTTCCTTCAGTCCAGGATTGTCCACATCCATCTGAGCATACTCAGGATACATGCAGGCAGAGGAAGAGTAGAAGATCTTAGTTTTATTCTGCTCTGTCTGCTTATTCAACTCCAGTTGACACTTAAGCATGTTGAGGTTGATAGCAGCAGAATTATACATCACCTCAGAGTCATTATCTCCGGAGAAGATGTATCCAGCGCCACCCATATCAGCAGCATATTGATAGATCTCATCAAAAGATTCTACAAACTTCTCTGCTACATTTGCATAAAAATTACCCTGATACCCAGAGAACCTGATGACACGTTTCATCAGATCAATATCAGTAAGGTCACCAAGAATGAACTCGTCAGCAAGAGTAGGAGAATATTCTGGACGCTTGATGTCTACACCACGCACCCAGTATCCTTCGCTCTTCAGACGACGAACCATGTGACTACCAATAAATCCACCAGCACCACAAACAAGTGCAGTCTTTTGACGCTCAGACATTCTATTCTCCAATAAATTCAGCAATTTCGTGTTTTACTCTAGCATGAAAGTCCCAATATTCCTTGGACTTTTCGTAGTTTTCTTCAACTACTTTTACACGATCATCATAAAACTTCTCATTAAGATTGTCAAGAATATCCTTGAGTTCTTCGATAGTATTAAAGATAATCATGCCATCGGTATTAAAATAATCACCGATGTTTGAGGCACCCCAATAGATTGGGATAGTTTTAGAGGCAAGGCAGTCGATCAACTTTTCAGTAATCCAGTTGTCTCGTTGCTCATTCTCTACAACTACGTGATATTTAGCAGTTTCAAAGAGAAAGTTCTTGTTCGGTGTTCGCGGAGGTGACTTATGTTTGACAATGCCAAACCCGTTCAGTTCTTCTGCATCTTCAAGTCCAGCCCAAATTTGTTGACGAAGTTTATGTCCTGGTGCCCATCCCTTATCACTTGTATTAAATGAGCAAACCTTCTGTTTATCTAGATTAAATGTATCCCACTCAATCCAGCAGCATCCAAAGATAAACTTCTGTGCATTAGGGAGATCTAAGAGGTCTTCTCTCCAGGTAAAAATCAAATCAAACTTATCTGCATTCTCCCTAATAAGGTTAGAGATATCAAGAATGGATGGAGGTTCAACTTGAACTAAAACATTGATGCAGTCTGCTTTCCATGCAAGTGCATCGTAACAGATGTGAACTTTTTTACTGAACTTTCCATCCGTGGACATTGTTCCACTACATTGAACATTATACATTTGGAACTACCTCACGTAAAATCTGAAGAAGTCGATCTACTTTTCTATCATCAACAAACTGACTGTTGCCAACGTAGAGTCCATTCTTATGTAGAATCTCTACGTTGGGTTCTTCTTTCTGAGTGCAGAGTTCATACTTTCTGAATGCAGGATGCCGAAGAAGATTACCACTAATAATAGGACGGAACTCAATTTCATTAAGCATCAAAGTTCCTTTGATCTTTGCAACATACTTTTCATCATAAGGAATAATTGGTAGAGAGAAACTACTGTTACCTGTCTGATATTGTGGCGTTCTCAATCCTTTGTGAAACAAAATACCATTATAATATCGACGATAATTGTGTTTACGAATCTCAATGTTCTTGTCAAGTTTCTTCAATTGAGAAAGACCAAGAACGGCACAGATTTCATGGTTACGGAAGTTATATCCGTCAGTCATGAACAGGAATGCGGGATCAATATCAGGGTTTTCTGCTACATATTTGTCACGATTTAGGTCAGATTCCCTTGCCATTCCATGAGATCTCTTCATTCTCATCAGATCATAGAGGTCTGGATTGTTAGTACAGACCATTCCACCTTCAATAGTAGTAATGTGATGACCGAAGTAAAAACTAAATGTTGATCCTGCAGAGAGAGTTCCTCTCTTGTTTAGATCAGGACCCTGAACACCATGGGACTCACAGATGTCCTCAAGAATCAATGCGTTAGGAAAAATATCTTCAATCTTCTCTACATCAGAAGACAATCCAATCAGATGAGTGACAAAAACTACCTTGATATCAGGATGTTGAGTAGCAACATACTTCAAATCTTCAATATCAAAGGAAAAATTGTTCAGATTGATGTCACAAAAGATAGGTTGTAGTCCATTTTGAATGACTGGACCAACATTAGTAACCCAAGTAGTGGCAGGAACTAGAACTTTATCTCCATCTTTGAGTCCACAGAGTTCTTTGATTGATGCAATCAAGAGAGAGTTAGCAGTGCTACCACTAGAAACATAAAGGGAGTAATCAACACCCAACCACTCTGCCCACTTCTTTTCAAACTGACGAACCTTCGGTCCATTCGTCAATCTACTACTAGTTAAAATAAATGTTGCCATTTTCAAACGATCTTTGAGTGTGATCGTCTCTTCCATCAAAGGCCAGGGTTCAATCATGAGCGTTTTTTCTCCAATTTGTAGTATTCATAGGTGGTTTGCAAACCATTTTCCAAGGAAGTTTTAGGTTTCCAACCAAGATTTTCTAGTTTTGAAATATCAAGAAGTTTTTTCATCATGCCATTTGGTTTATCAGTGTCCCATTTTACTTCACCTTCAAACCCAACAGTGTCTTTAATAATGTCTGCGAGTTCTTTGATGGAATAATCAACACCACTTCCTACATTGATTATATCACCATCATCGTAGTTCTGCATTAGGAACAAACAAGCATCAGCGAGGTCTTCAACATAGATAAACTCTCTTCTAGCAAGTCCAGTTCCCCAAAAAGTAACGCTATCACCACCATCATGGAACTTAGAGAGCATAGATCCTATCACATGACCATTAGCCTGATTGAAATTGTCCTTTGGACCATACACATTACAAGGTTGAGCAGTAATAAAATTACAATCATACTGCTTTCTATACGCCTGACACAGTTTAATACCAGCAATTTTAGCGATAGAGTATGCTTCATTAGTGGGTTCAAGTGGTCCTGAGAGAAGATATTCCTCCCGCATCGGTTGAGGGCAATGCTTAGGATAGATGCATGATGAACCCAGAAACAAAAGTTTCTTTACCCTATATTTGTGCGAACACTTGATAATATTGTTCTGAATTGCCAGATTATCAAGCAAAAAGTCAACAGGATGAGCAACATTGTCACCAATTCCACCGCATTTTGCTGCTGCTAAGAAGACAAAATCAGGTTTTTCTTGCTTAAAGAGAGCAGAAACCTGCTCATGATCACACAAATCCACCTCTTTTCTGGTTTTGAGGATCAAATTTCGATACCCAAGTTCTCTCAATCTCCTTACGATTGCAGATCCAACCATGCCAGTGTGACCTGCAACGTAAATTTTATCACTCGTATGCATAACGACTGAATCCTCCTGATGTAAGAAGCTCATCTCTCTTTGCAAACTCAATGTCCTTATTTACCATCTCTTGAATCATCTCATCAAGAGTAATTTCTGGTTTCCAACCAAGAGTTTCCCTTGCTTTGGTTGAATCGCCAAGCAAAGTCTCAACTTCAGCGTCTCTAAAGTACCTGGGGCTGACGCTAATCACCACATTTCCGGTGTTTTTATCGATTCCGATCTCGTTTACGCCCTCACCTTGCCACTGAATATCCATTCCAAGGCACTTACCTGTGCGTTCACAGAACTCTCTGACAGTAATTTGTTCCATAGTAGAGATAACAAAGTCATCAGGTACATCGTGTTGCATCATCATCCACATTGCACGAACGTAATCCTTAGCATGACCCCAGTCACGCTTAGCATCCAGGTTGCCCAGTCGCAGAGTCTTCAGAAGACCAAGACTGACCCGTGCAAGGTCTCTTGTAATCTTTCTGGTGACAAAAGTCTCACCTCTACGGGGTGATTCGTGATTGAAAAGAATACCAGAACACGCAAACATACCGTATGACTCACGATAGTTCTTAGTAATCCAGTGAGCATACAGTTTTGCTACTCCATATGGAGACCGTGGATAGAAGGGAGTGGTCTCTTTCTGAGGATTTTCTTGCACCAATCCAAACATTTCTGAGGTAGATGCCTGATAAAACCTAGTCGTCTTCTCCAAACCGAGGATACGAATTGCCTCAAGGATACGAAGTGTTCCAAGCGCATCACTGTTAGCAGTATACTCTGGTGTTTCAAAAGAAACCTTTACATGACTCTGAGCACCTAGATTATAGATCTCATCAGGTCGAATCATCTGAATCAAACGAATCAAATTGGTAGAATCAGTCAAGTCACCATAGTGCATGTAGAAGTTTTTACTTCCATTAAAGACATGGTTTACTCTATCAGTATTGAATGAGGAACTTCTTCGCTTAATACCATGCACCTCATATCCTTTTTCCAGGAGAAACTCAGCAAGATAAGAACCATCTTGCCCTGTCAGTCCTGTAATCAGTGCTCTTTTCATACGTTCATTCTACTATCTCATTATTATACAAAAAAAGGCAGGTTTATGCAACCTACCTTAGAGGGAAATTTCATGCACGCCACTTGCTCTTTTACCTGAAGCAAGAAACAGGGCGGGAGTGTTACCTCCATCCGCACCACTTGCTCTTAGGTAAAGCAAGAAACCATTCAGAGTGATTTGAATTTGCCAGGGAATGCTTCTTTCAGTGCAGCAACTACCTGCTCCAATCTAGCAGCATCTCCACTACCACCGCCGTCACATTTTTCGTGTGCTTTCGCTTCAAGTGCTTTGAGTCTGCCCTCGACTTCTACGTCATACTTGGACATCGATGCACCAGTCGCAGACTTCGCTGCCTTTCCTTGAGTTGCCATTTGTACAATTAATAACTTCTCTGTTTATTTAGTTTTTTAGAAGGGTCTAGTGACTCCACCAGTGCTGTTAAAGTCCATCCGTGACTTTGGGATCATCCCGACCAGGGCTGTTAGAGTCCATCCGTGACTTGATGAGATCAATCCTTGCTCTTAAATTTACTTCAGAATCTCTTTGAAAATTACCGTAGGCAATATTCATAAGAGTTTGAACTGTCTTCCATCCATGATACTTGTTATGCGATCTTACTCTCATATAGTAATCATGGAGCAGAAGTTTAGCATCATGTACCGTCATCCACTCATGTATAAGAGTTAGGTTGATGGCATCATTTTCCATTAAGAGGCAGACACATTGTCTTTTATATAGCAGGGTTTACCTGTCAACCACTTAGGATACTCTGCATCTTCCATTGCTAGAAGGCATTGTGCCTGGTTGTCGAACAGGTAAACATCAAACCACTTACGATTGTAGTAGTCTTGCTCCTGTAATCTATAATCAGGTTTACCATTGAGTTCAATGATACCCTTTTCAACAAACCTAAAAGGTCCACGTTCTAGTAAAACTTTCATGCTTCGACTGCTTCAAGATCGACGGCGAGTTGCTCCATCAGTATATCATAATCATCAAGAGGATCGCCAGAGAAGGAGACTCCGTTGTTCTCATAATAACGACGGACCTTTTTGAGAAGTTTCGGATTCTTCACATCTAGGAAAAACTCACCATTCACAGCAGCACGAAGAGTGCTGATATCTTTCTTGAACTTACTAGTCAGTGTCATTGTCTTGCTTATTGACCTTAGTATTATAAGGGTTTGACGGAAAACCGTCAATAGGGGTTGTGAGGATCGAACTCACCTTAGGCAAATTATGAGTTTGCTGCATTCACCAGATTGCTAAACCCCCGATAGGACCGCTGGGATTTGAACCCAGGTCACACCGTTATAAGCAGTGGGCATTAACCATTATGCGACAGTCCCTCAGGACGCTTCGTTATTGAGGTCTTTATAAATGCGTATGATTTCATCATCCGCCGGAATCATTACTGCCCTATCTCCATTCTCATTCTCTACGCCTATTGTCTCTCCGTTCTCCACTCTTTCCATCAAAGTTTCCCAGTTTTCTTGCCAGTATTCCACAGAATAAAATTGCATCTTGCCATTATGTATAAGAATCGGGGTAAAAGGATTTGAACCTTCGGCCACTCGCTCCCAAAGCGAGTGCTCTGCCTGATTGAGCTACAGGGGAATGGGTGCAGGTGAACCAACCTGCAATTCGGACCAAAGTCCTGGTATTGTGTAATACCCTCTGCTCGTCAGCAGAGGGGGCACCAAGAGGGATCCCACCTCTCTCTCACATGGGTTGGTTTTCCGATTCTTTTTTCTCTCGGAGACGTGAGCCGGGATGCATTCCAGTCCCATTGTGTTTATTATAACCCTACTTGTGCTCTCCGTCAAATGGTTCCCAGTGTTTCCACCCGTATTTGTAAACTGCCCACATTCCTAAGATGGGAACAAACACAAGTAAAAACCCCATGACACCAAGGCACCAAGGGGTTTGCATAACATACCGAACAAATAAAATCATTCTGCTAAAACAGATAGGACAAAAAGAAATATTCCAAAGAAACAAGCTCCAAAAATAATAATCAATGGGATGAATTCTTCCATAGTTCTTCTAAATTATGAGAAGATTGAGGATGATGCCACTGTTCCTTATCTGTTTTATTCATTAATTCATATAATTCATTAGTTAATGAAACATTTTCCTGTTCTAAATATGTAACTCTTTCTTTAAGAGAATTTACTTCTTTTATTAAAGTCTGAATATTATTATCAAGCAATTGCATGTGTCATCTCCATCGCTTCTTTTAGTTCATTATATATCTTTAACGTCAAGCACGACCGATCAATGACAGGACTCCATGACAATAGAAGGTCAGAAGTATTGCTCCAATGATCGCACTTATAATTGCAGCAGTTTTATTGTGTTTGTCTATTGCTTTGTCAATCATTTCCTGGCACTGCTTCTCAGTGATATAGTGCTCAGGTTTGATTTCATCCATCCTGTGAGACATTTGGGGGATTGTTCATCGGGTCAGGTAACCCTTTGACTATAGCACAAGCACGTTTATAAAAGAAGTTGTCGGTTGTTCCTTTTTCCTCAAACGCCTCTTTGATTCTTGCCCAGTTTGCTAGTTCGTCGGGATGCATTTACTTGAATGGTAACAGCACGATACTATTTACCGATTTAATGCTTTCTAAATGTTTACTTTTCCTAACGTTCTTCAAATTCAATGCGGCGTATCTTACGTTTACGACGCTCTTCTTGATATAAAAGTTCCGTTCTAGAGAAATGACTATCAATTTTTCTCTCTAGATTATTAGAAACCATGACAACTTTATCCATATCAACAGCACCGACTTTGTTGTCAGCGACTCTCATCTGGTTGGAACATCCACAGAACTGAACTTTACTAGTGCTTGTCAATTCTGTTCCGCACTCTTTGCATCTTACTGTAATCATGGGTTATTAGTGTTAATAGAACATGGGAAATACTGGGATCGAACCAGTGACATACTGCGTGTAAAGCAGGCACTCTACCTCTGAGTTAATTTCCCAGAGCGGGTGACGGGGATCGAACCCGTGACAAGAGCTTGGAAGGCTCGCATGTTACCGCTACACCACACCCGCAGATCGGGTCTTACATGGGAGAGGAGGTGGTGGTGGTCTCTCCCAATGCCCAGCGACTCAGGTAGGATTTGAACCTACGACCGACTGCTTAGAAGGCAGTTGCTCTATCCAGCTGAGCTACTGAGTCAAAGAAGGGGATTATCCCCTTTCAACACCGTCATTCATATAATCAGTGAAGTCATCATATTGCTCTTTACTGATTTCGTCAAGTGAGATAACTTCTAAATCTTCTTGAGGGTCGAACCACTCATCAAATTCTGCCATGATTGACAGCATATCATAAATTCGATCAACACCTTTTCCATTGTACTCTGCAACTTTGTCAATAGCCCACTGTCTAACGTCAGCAACAATTTCTTCAGTCTCCATCATAATAGTCTTTTCGGAAGTACCTGCTGAGGATGTTACTATTGTAGTAGGCAGGTCCTCCTGTGTCAAGGGATTCGGTAAGGACTCCGTGGATGAAGAGTTGTCTGGTTTCTTCAAAGTTTGTTTTGCCAGGTGTTTTATGTAAGCTGAGGATAGTGCGACTAAAGTTTTGTCTACCCAGTCGTTCAATGTCCTCTTTAAGTTCTGGACAAGACCCATAGTACTTTTTCCAATCAGATTCTTTTTTTACTCGGCGTTTCTTTCCTGGAGGTTTTCGATGACTCCAAAAATACTTTCGCCCAATGTACTGTCGTTGGTTGGTGAGATTGGTAATGTTATACACAAAACCATAAAAGTCGTGAATATCGTCACTAGTAAAAGGTCTGTTACAATATAACCAGGGATTTTCATAATCAATATCTATACTCATCAAGAAGATCTAATACCTTATTCAGATATTTATGTGCCAGACCCCGTGCTTCATCATCGTACCGATGTTCTTCATAATGAAGATCATTTTTAAGTCTCTCTATTCTTGCTTTGACTTCATCCCTGGTCAGTTGATTCCTTGGCATTTTGTTCATTCTCAAGCATTTTCTTAAGTTTTTGATATCGCAGCACTTGGTCTGGAAGATAAAACTGAGGACCAAGACGCAATAAACGTTGGTCCTCTTCTGAAAGTTCTTTCATTAGAGTTGAAATCCGGAGAACGTATCTTTTTTGACATCCTGTTTGATGCCACCCACAACGTAAGATTCAACCTCAGTCTCCTGTGGTGCAACCTGGAGACCCTTAGAAGAGATCCAGTGTTGCGTCCAAGGCAATGGATTGTTCTTTGCAGCAATATCATACTGCGGTTTCAATCCTATCGCTTTCAGACGACGATTGGCAATCCACTCAACATATTGTTGTAAAAGTTTGTCGTTCAGACCAATCATAGATCCGTCCTTGAACAGATAATCTGCCCAACGCTTCTCTTCGTTGACTGCATTATCAAACAATTTGTAAGTCCACTCCTCCTCTTCTTTCATGATCCGTTTCATTTCAGGATCGTCACCTTGCGCCCACTTGTTCAGAATGTTCTGAGTGATTGCTAGGTGCTGGTTTTCGTCTCTTGCAATAAGGGAGATGATCTTTGCAGATCCTTCCATGAGTTTAAGTTCGCCAAAGGCGAAACTGCAAGCAAAGCTAACGTAAAACCGAATACCCTCAAGAACGTTAACGTTTGCAACTGCTCTGTAGAGTTTACGCTTGAGTTCATACTTGCCTTCTAATGCGGTTGGGACTTCTTCTAATGCGTGTTGCCATTGATTTGAATTATCATGGAAATGTGCGCTTCCAATAAAGTCATCATACGCCGATGTAACGCTGCTAGCACGCTCTAGAATGCGTTGGTCGGTGACAATCTTATCAAATACCTCAGAAGGATCTGAATAGACGTTCTTGATGATATATGTGTAGGAACGACTGTGGATCATTTCCATGAACCCCCAGACCTCCATACATGCCTCTAGTTCAGGTAAGCTGCAGTAAGGAATAAAAGCCATCCCAGGACCACGCCCTTGAATGGAGTCAAGCATAATCTGATACTTGAGATTAGAGGTATAGATATGCTTTTGTTCTGGACGAAGTGTTTGATAATCCCCACGGTCTTTTTGTAGTGAAACTTCTTCTGGTCTCCAGAAGTAACCCAGTTGTTGAGTTGTCAGTTTATCAAAAACTGGGTATTTGTACGAATCGTATCTCTGGACTCCCAGAGGTTTACCGAAAAACATCGGTTGTTTTTTAGTATTTACTTGTTCAGTGTTAAAGACAGTCATGCCCTTAACTTTAGTCATATTATTTTCCTCTACTGAAGAAACTTTAAACTGCACAGGATTCACACTCTCCCTCCTCGGCTTGTTCTAATTCGTTTAACAGATTATCTAAATTTGGTTTTTCTTCTACTACCTCATCATTCTTCATGTCATGAGTGTTTTGATAGTAGGAGGTTTTCCAACCGTACTTATATGTAGTCAAAAAGTCTTGTGCCATGACGGACACTGGGACTTCATTCTCAGGATACTTCTCAGGATTGTAACTCCAGTTACCAGAAATCGCTTGATCAAAGAATTTTTGCATCACAGCAACAACATTAATATAACCACGATTGGACTCCATATCCCAAAGAAGCGTATAATTATTTTTAAGGTTGTTATATTGTGGGACAATCTGCTTGAGTGGTCCCTTTTTGCTCTTCTTAATGGACAGATAGTCTCTAGGTGGCTCGATTCCATTTGTTGCATTTGACACAACGGAACTGCTCTCTGATGGCATCTGAGCAGACAATGTTGAGTGCCTAAGTCCGTGGGTGGAGATAGATGTTCTAAGACCTTCCCAATCATGCTCCAACTCCTGAGATGAAATTTCGTCAACATCCTTCTTGTATGTATCAATAGGAAGGAGTCCATCAGCATACTTAGTTCGACCAAAGTTTTCACACCATCCCTTCTCCTTGGCAAGTTGATTAGATGCCTTCAGGAGATAGAACTGGAATGCCTCAGAGAGACCGTGAACAGCGTCCCATGCCTCTTGTGAGTCGTACTTGAACCCAAGTTTAGCAAGATAGTGTGCCAGACCAATAAAACCCACTCCAAGGGATCTACGTGCCTTTGTAGCACGTTCCGCTGCCACCACAGGATATTTCTGATAGTCAATCAATTCTTCTAGACCACGGACAGCAAGGTCACAGAGATTTTCTAGTTCTTGATCAGTTCTAACCTTACCAACATTGACAGCAGAGAGAATACACAGAGCAATCTCACCAAATTCATCATCGATGTGATCAATAGGATCTGTGGGCAGGGTAATCTCCTGACACAGGTTAGACATATTCACCTTGTCTTTGAAAGAAGAGTGAGTGTTGCAGTGGTCGATGTTCATGATATACAGGCGACCAGTCTCAGCACGCTCCTTCAAGAGGTCTAGAATGAGTCTTTGTGCTGAAACAGTTTTTCTTGGAACAGACTCATCTCGTTCAAACCCCACATATAAATCATCGAACCTATCAGTACCAAAAGCGTCATACAAACCTGGTACGTCGTGCGGTGAGAACAAGCTAATTTCTCCATCCTGGATGAAACGTTCGTAGAAAATTTTCGATATTTGAATGGAATAGTCAAGTTTGCGTACCCGGTTGTCTTCTGTTCCTTTGTTATTCTTTAGAACGATGATGTCTTCGATTTCCTGATGCCAGATAGGAAAGTGAACTGTCGCTGAACCACCTCTGATACCGTTTTGTGTGCAGCATCGGACAGTTGACTCAAACTTTTTAAGGAAGGGGACCACACCTGTGTGCTGTACCTCTCCACCTCTGATCTTACTGTTGATGCCACGGATTCTGCCCGCGTTGATACCGATTCCCGCCCTTTGTGCAACGTATTTGCCAATTGCCATATCAGAGCTAAAGATACTATCGAGGGTGTCATCAACATCAACAAGAACACAGCTAGCAAATTGTCGAAGTGGAGTTCGCACTCCTGCCATGATAGGTGTGGGAATGTTGAGTTTGTGTTTGGAGATTGCATCGTAATACCTCTTGACGTATGACATCCTGGTATCTTTTGGATACTCTTGGAAAATTGTTAGTGCAATCATTATGTACATGAACTGTGGGGTCTCATAGACTCCACCAGAACTCCTATCTTGCACTAAGTATTTATCCACAACCTGCCGGAGACCAGCATAGGTAAAGTCGAAATCACGTCCATGATCAATCATGGAGTTTGCTTTATCAATTTCCTCTTTAGAATACTTGAGGAAAATTTCTTTATCGTAAACTTCAATTTCAGTACAACTCATAATATGCTGCTCTAGATGAGGTAGTTCTCTCATCTTTCCGTAGAGACTCTTACGGAGAGCGAACAGAAGCAGACGAGCAGCAACGTACTGATAGTTTGGATGATCTAAATCAATCAAGTCACTAGCACTTTTAATTAAAATTTCTTGGATTTCTGCAGTGGTGATGCCATCGTAGAACTGAATACCTGACTTCATCTCAACTTGACTCGCAGACACCCCTGCAAGACCCGTGGTTGCCTCTTCAACCATCAAATGCATTTTATCTAGGTCAAGAGGTTCAATTCTTCCGTCTCTCTTTTTAACCTTGGTGCCGTTACTCATATCTTCTTCCAGGTGTTAAATTTAAGTTTTGCTTGTAAACCACTATATGTGTTTGATTCTATCACAGACTGCACATCCAGTCCATTCATTACCATATCATTTATGTCTTTGTCATCGATACTATCTGGCCAAATAACTACCGACTGACCAGAATCGATTGTTTTGGATATTCGGTTTGTAATTTCTCTGTTGCGGGGTTCGTTATCATAGATCCACACAGGACTGCCAATCCCCCAACGACCAACATCAGCGTCAGCTCCGCACATAGCAATCGCGTTGCGAATGAACGTACTATCAAATGGTCCTTCTGTAACGTAGACTGGAGCATCTCTTCTGATGTTATCCAATCCGTAGATTTTTGGTGCATCATCGTCAAGCATCACGGTAATATATTTAACCTTGCTAGGACCTAGAGATCTTCCCTGGAATCCAATTAAGTTCTTTTCATAATAAAGAGGGATGATGATACGTTCTTCATCATGTTCCTCACTCTTAAATGTTGGTTTTAAACTATTAGCAAACTTTTTAAAGTGTTCAGCAAAATAGAAATCATCAGGGTTGAGTTTCCTTGCTATGAGATATCCTGCTGCTTCAGGATTTTCGGATGCCTTGGGAAGTTTGAGTTTCTTCTTAAACTTAGGTGTCTCAAACTTAAACTCTGGTTCTTCTACAACGAAGTTTCGACCAGAGAAACCTTCTTTGAACTTCTCCATCGCATACTGCTTCTGCACCACTGGATCAACCTTCTTTAAAAAGTTGTTAAGTGACATCGAAGCACCACAATTGTGGCACTTATAGTTAGTATTTACCTTTGAAGCATACAGATATCCCCTTGTTTTGGACTTATTCTTTTTTGAGTCGCCACAGATAGGGCAACGAAAGTTGTAAAGATTTGCCTTTACTCTTTTAAACTTTTCTAGTTTTGAAGATACGAGTCCAATAAACTTGGAATCAATATGATCCATTCACAAGAGATATCGCTGGTGCTACTATAGCACTTTCAGCAGAGGTTAACAAGGGTCTAAGAGTTTTGATTGATTGTGGATTTGTAATTATTAATACTGCTCCCAGTGCTCCGATGCCAATCCAAAGTTTTCGTTCCAATATTGATAATCGTTTACTAACGATGTTATGATCGATGTCCATTTTATCACGGAGTTTGTCGATTTTATCAAACAAAACTGAGTCGATGTTTTCCTGTTTTGTAATTCTTTCCTCATGGACCGCTAACATACGCGACACATTATTATTTACCTCTGCTAATTTCTCTATGGCAGAGTCTAACCTAGAGACCAAAGTCTCAAAGTTCTGCAGTCTTTCTTCTAGAATTGCGACCTTAACTTGCTCAGCCATTTTCGGGTTTCCACATTTTCCTTACGCCCTTCATGTAGATGTATTTATTTCTTTTTCTTACTGGAGGGTCGTCACCTGCCTCTACAGAACCAGCAATCTTTCCACCACCAATATTATTGGTAGGTGCTTCTTCACGAATGAAGTCAATAATTTTGTCAAGAGTTTCCTTTTTCATTATAGATCTTGTAAAGTTCCTCTAAACAGGTCATATCGACCTTAATATTATGTATCGAAGAGTGAGGATACTCCGGTAGTTTACCCAAGAAGATGATAAAACTTTTCATGGCAGACCAGAGATCACTCTCGATTTTAAAGAACAACATTGGAGTTGTTGCTTCACCAAAGATATTATAGAGAATAATGAAATGATTTAGAAGGAGGTGAGTTTTGAGTTGACCTGTGTTTTTGTATCTCTTCAATAATCTTTTGATATATTTGAAGTGATTCAGGTCTTTGTCAAAATCCTCCTTCGTTACCGCTTGTGGATTCTCATAGTTTCGGATAGCGAATAATAAAAAATTATCCTCATTCAATTCATTAAAAAGCATAGACTAGATCATGCAGGAGGATAAGCAACACTGGTGGTGATGCCAGACATTGCTACCAGAGTCTCTTTCTTGACTCTTGCATTGCCATGCATATCGGTGTAAGTGGTAATACCAACCCAACCTGTAGAGGTCAGTTGATAGGAAGTACCAGATGCGTTGGATGCACCTGTTTGTGCAATACCGATAACGGTTGCTTCTTTTCCAGATTCAGTTTCAGAACCAATAAACTCAATAGAAGTTCCGACTGCAATTCCTCTCTTAATTTCTACAGCTTGTCTAAATCCAACTGCCTGAGTCAGAGGAGTATCAAGAACAACAGTGATCCTATTTGGTTCTGATGTTCCAGGACTGATAAACGGTCTAATGGTTCCAATACCAATAGAGTTTGTTCCAGCAACGAAAGTATCACCAACTCTGATAGAGGTTACGTGATTATCTCTTCCGAATAGGTATCTGTCGAACAGGGTTACTTCAGATTGACCGATGGCTCTAAGACCGTGAGCATGATAGTGAAGGGATTGTGTTGCGATTCCACTTGCCTGAACTCTGGCGAAGGTGGCACCAACAGAAACAACAGAAGCAACTCCAACAGGAAGATCACCACCACCAAAGAGAACAGTATCTCCAGCAGTAACGTTTTCTCCAGAGGGATTACCAGAAACAAAAATAACAGTAGATCCAATACCAACTCTAGCGTGGTTGGTAGTTGTTGCCAGTTTGACTGTTCTGAACTTAGCAGAATTAGTCATCTGGTTATGATTAGGATCATGAGTCGCAGACTTAGGCGACTGAGTGATCCTATAGTTTACATTCTCAATCATACCATGACTCAGACCTGCAGTCGAATCAATGGTCAACTCAAGTGTGCTACCAATCGCTACGATTACCGCATCACCATGATAATTTTTAGGACCGTCAAAAGGAGTACCAAAACTAATTACATCTCCAACAGAAGCAGATCCAGCTTCACCAAAAGAAGTAGCTGTTCCTACAACTCTATTCGTACCATATTCGAGAGTGACAGTACCCCCCGAAAATACATTGTCGTTATTACCCCAGAGTGCCATGTCTCGTCTCTATTAAATGTTTTGCTAATTAATATTTATAAAAAGGATAGATTGCAGTTCAATCCTCCTCGCGGTTTTTAATTGCCTTTGCGACAACTTCTAATAACTGATCATCCATGTCAGTCTTGGTCAACTTAACTGCCTTAGCAAGAATAATAAGACAGATCTCAACCATTTTCTCACCCAATTCCTCATTCTCTGGAATTTTTGTAACTGCATCTTTGATGATTTTTGAAGCTAGTGGAAGTAGAAATGCAAGCATGATGACCTCAGTAGACTATATTCTATATATCGTTATTCTTTGTTAGAAACATACCTTCCCAACTTTTTATCATAACGTTTTACTTCACCAGGACGAAGACGGTCTCTTGCTTCCTTTGTCTTTCCAACAAACTTACCAAACTTCATCTTTCGATCTGCCTTAGCAAACTCTTTTTTCTCCTTGTCATACCTATCATACTTAGTTTCTTCAGAGACCTTTTTCTTACCTTGGCAATGTGCTCTCTGAGAAAATCCTTTTGGATTATTACAATCGATAGATTTTTTATATTTGTCAGACCAACCTTCATTCATTTTCTTGGTCTTCTTTTTCATTGAATTGATATATTTTCTATAGACTGCTGCCTCAGAGGTTTTGCCCATTTCTCTTGCTCTCTGTTCCATGGCGACTGCTGCCTGGATTTTGTGAGCATGAGATCTTGATGAATTACGAATCTTAGAAACCGATGCTTTAGCAGTAGCAACATCTTTAAATCCTAAACCATGAATAGTTCCCTTAGGATTCTCATCAGTGTATAAGTCAGAGTGCTTCTTAGAGTTAGCAGGTTGCCCTTTCTTTCTAGGGATACGAGGATTTGATTCCTCATTTACATCACCAGAGTTATCACCTTTATGCAAGTTCTTGAATAGATGTTTATGAAGTGGTTTTGCCTTCTTCATAATTTTATCTTTCTGAGAAAAAGTTTTTTCCTCTTTGGCAACTTTCTTTTCAGGAAGTTTCTTATGTTTAGTGGATGCAAAGTCTTTCACATCACTCTTCTTCATGTCAGCAGCTGCTTTAGCAGTCTCAGGAGTAGTCGCTGCCATCTCACCTTTTTGAATGGCGCGAACTATTCCAAAAAAACGTTGCTGCTTCTTAGATACTGCAGGCATCAGTCACCTCTATAACGAGAACCAGGACGAGGACCAGTAGCATCGGTCATCTTCTGAGCATCAGTTCTGGTGTCCTTGGGTGCATTCTTTGCCATCTGCTTGAGCTGAGCAGCACGTTGCTTCTCACGATCACCAGGTTGATATGGTTTTCTCTTTGCTGCTGCTTCGCGAGAGATTCTCATCTGATCAGCAATACTCAGTTCCTTTGCCTCACCCATTGCTTTTGTGGGTTCTGCTTTTGACTTGTCAAGTTCCTGTCTTCTTCTCTGAGCAATCATCTTATCGAGCATTGCCTTCTTTTTCTGCATCTGAACTTCTTGAGGAGACATTTCCTCACCCATGTGATCAGCAGATTTATAACGCTTGTCACCTGCCATCATTTTCTGATATGCAGGAGTGTTACCTTTTTTATCAGCGTTGGTGACGACCATACGCTTGTCTTCAGACTTTTTTGGCGTTTCTCCGCCTCCGTAGACTGCCTCATCAACATTCTCTTCTTTCAGTTTGTCAGCGACTTTAAGTGCTGCCTTTCTCATACCACGCTTAGCGGAGGTTTTGATTCTCTGAACCATAGGTGATACTGCTCTCTTAGCATCTCTAGCAGCATGATATCCTTTGTATGCAATTTTACCAAGGAAACCCTTTGCTTTCTTCTTCAATTTGTCTCTGGTTCTTTCAGATTTAGGTCCTTCAGTGTCATGACCCATAGTTACTTTTGCTTCTTCAAGGGCATGGTCTACTGCCTCAGGATCATGTCCTTCATCAACTAGTTCCTGACGAAGACCCTCTACCATGAAATCATACTCACTGATCTCAGTCATTTCGATGAGTTCCCCTCCCATCTCCTCAACTGCTTCACCTAATTTAGGGTTGATTTTGATTTTATTCTTTACGTTCTTTTCTTTGATAGGTTTAGAGTCAATATCGTCAGTCATGATCTCGGAGAGGTCTTGCCTCCAGGATGAATATGCTTCCTTCATAGACTTCTTCATAAGTGCAGATTTACGTCCTGAAGGATTAGTCATAGCAATTCTGCGTTGCATCTGTTTGTTGACTTCTTTTTCATCACCAGCAGCAACTGCTCTTTGCTCTTTGTCATATGCTTTTTGAGTCTGACGTTGCATCTTCTCTTTAGGAAGTGCCTTGTACATTTCATCCACATTATCAACATCCTCTTTCTTGTATTGAGGATGGTCATCCAGTTTCATACCACGCTTCTTTTCGAGACGTGCTTTGCGTTCTTTGGTGCCCTTTTCAGGATCTTCATCACGGACACCTTCGGACATTCTCTTCTTCATTGCCTTGCCGATTGCCTTACGACGTTTCATCAAGTAAGAATCGGTGCTGTCCTTCTTACCGTCATTATTGACATCACCGTCTTCCTTTCCGACAGGATCAAGTGACTCATTAGTTGGAGGGGGAGGAAGTTTTTTGCCCTTTAGTTTTCCTTGTGCCTGAAGTTTTCTGTCATAGGCAAAGACATCGACCTTATTCTTTTTCTTCGCAGCATCTATGCGAGCAGCACCCTTAGGATCAATTATTTCATTAACCTGCTCAACCTCTTCAAAATGAGGGTTCTTCATTGAAGTCCCCATCTTCTCCATATCTTTACGTGCCTTTTCATTATTCTTCTGACGCTTTTTCATATCTGGTTCCAGATACGTGTCGTCTTTTTTCTCAGCAATTTGCTCTAAGTAAATCTTTGAGAGGGGATTCAAAGGATTAGGACCAATACCATTAGACATGGGAATTCGCTACTTTCTTTTCTTATTCTTATTTATGAAATTCTTAATACTAGATGTTCCTGTTGCTGCCATTGCATTTTTAAGATATCCAGTCGTACCATCAAGAGTATTAGGTTTACCAGGAACTCTCATACGTCTATCCATTGTTTTTTCAGTATACTCCATAACATCACGTATCCAAGACTTAAACATATAGTCTTCTTTAGTTACACAGATTAAATGATTGGTCCCTCTACGGACAATCTTCCCAATCAAACCAGTGTGAAGACTTTCAACAATATCACCGATCTTATAGATGACTCCATTTATGTACTGCTCACGAAGTCCTTTAGCATCAAATCTAGGAGCAATCTCCCACATCTCTGCAACTTCTTTCTTCTTCGCTTTGATTTTCATACCAGAACGAACAGCATCAAAGAGTGCTTGAGTATCACCATCATCTAATTCTTTAGGAGTGCCGCGACGGAAAGCATCAAAGTCATCATCAACCACAGCCTTTCTCATTTTGGATGCTGACATACCCTCAACACCTTCAGCATCCGCATCTCTTACACCAGCAGAAATGACACGAATCAGATCAAAATTATAAAGATCTCCATTATACTTCTGTGCCAAATTCTCAAACTCAGATTGACGATCTGATCCTACAACGATATTAACATTCTTATATCCTTGTTCGTCTGCTGTTGTAAGAACATTAAAGATAGATCTCATTTGATCATCATTAATAATATTCTCCTCATAGTCGGGGAACATCTTCTTCATAAATCCAATCTTCATGTCAGGATCAAGTGGATTCTTCTTAGGATCCTGAGAACGTGAAGGATAAATCTTCAAGTCTTCCCCTGCTGCTGCTTTCTTTGCGGCAGCAAGACTTCCTCT